GTTTCAGACGCGGGCAGTAAAAAAGGCAATCCGTGGTTTTACACGTAATCAGCCTACTCCACCTTACGGTAGGGAGCTACCATCGCTTACTAACAAAGGTATTTTACACGAGAAAAGTGCTTACCCACCAACACAACGGACTCCGACGAGCTTTCCCCAGGTGATAAATCTGGATCTGATACTCGGCCAACGGCAGGATCGTACAGTCATGGTGTGGACACCAACTCAAAAGTGGAGGACATTCAACAAAAGAAATACTGCAGCAGGGTGATTAGTCCTTCTGCCGCATCAACTTTGCGAACATCGACCTTGGAACATGGATTGATCTTTCAAGTTCCGCCTCTTTACTTTCTTCAAGAGGACTTTCAGGCCCACTGGACAACTCAGTATTTACATACCGATGAGGCTCAGGGGCCATCGACTTGAGGTACATCACCTCAAGTCTGGCAAGACGAGCATGTAGCTCCTCATTGTCACGACGAATATCGTCGATTTCTTGCTGTTCCTTCTGAACAACTGTGAGAATTGTGGCAGGCAGAGCAACGATAAACAGATCCATCGAGTTTCCGCCAACGAGCGTCAAACCAGTGAGGGTGATAGTACCACCCGCATTGGTCAACGAAATCGTATTTGACACAATCGCTGCTTGGGCAGAACCAGCCGAAGCAGCCGACACAATTGTGGGACCAGCATCTCGCGCACCAGTTCCAGTGAACAAATTCAAACTGGAAATTCCACCTGAGTGCGGGAGAGTGAAAGCAGTCGAACTAGTCGACGCTTGGAAGGACAACTGAATGAAATAGTTACCAGGCATTCCTGAAGGGAACGTGATCACATTTGCAGCAGCAGTGATTCCAGTCATTGGTGACACAGCACCAGCCTGTTGAACAGCAGTGGCAAAACCATCTGCTGTGGTGGGTGCAGTTCCACTGAAATGCACAACCCCACCAAACACTTGAGAGTTCTCAAGAACAGGCTCAGACAAGCGCACACGATATTTCACGTGCAGCTCGCCAATGAGCACACCGGCACCACCTGAAAGTCCTTGCGTGGCAACATTTAAGTTACCAGCATCATAGAGCTTCAAGTCAGTATTTGCCGGCTGAGCGCCAGGGCGCACGTACTTGGACGAATTCTTACGAATCCGAGCACAATCAATGCGCAAACGCAGCTCAGGAGTTGATGGCATTCCATCAATGTGTGGAACAGTGTCTTCAATCTGTTGCTTCGTGCCGGGAGCAGAGTCATTCGCATCATAATCGAATGACATCATGACCTTACCAGCAGAACCAGCTCCAGAAAACTCCGAAACTTCACGCTTGATGTAGAACTCCAACAGCTCATAATCATATTCCTCATAGAGCACAGCAACACGTGCGCCCCACGGGAAAGTTGCCGATTGCCCAGGATTAACAGCATATTGTACAACGTTGAAAGGTAGACCATTAGAGGTCACCTCACCGATGTACTCATCTTCCTCAATCACTTGAGCACGGCGATTGGTGCTCCGATTAACGGAGCCACTCAATCCCAGCTTTCCGGTCTTACTGTTACCGGGATTGCCGGGTCCCGTCTGTACAATCTGCGGCTTAGGCTGAGGATTGCGGAAAATGGGACCTCTTACGGGACGCATAGGCTTTTGCTTGTTCTGGTAGATACCAGCACGAGCACGCGCCGCCTTTGCTTGACGACGCCGTTTTCTGGCTGCACGTTGTTGCGGAGTAGCCATCTAGGTTGCGTGTATCAGCACACAACGAATTTAACTGAGCTGTGGCACAGTTATGCAGCCACAGCCGCGTATTCGAGGTGCCTCTGGATAGAATCCAAGCGCGCATAACCTTGTGATGACTCACAACCAGAATATAAAGCATCCAACCAAGTATCGGTCTTATAGACTGCATCTATTTCGCACATAGCGAGACGCACATCCTTCGACACGGTACAAACTCCAAACAACTTCTTTTGGTAGTTGTTCCGTATATAATCGATATAATCGGACAAAATTTTTCGACATTCTACATTACCATAGGAATCAATACGCAACGCATACGCTCTTAACAAGTGCCATCGCACATCATCAATCGCAGACCCCCACATCAAAGAACACAAGACCTTCTCAGTCTCAGGAACAGGTAACCAGCACTTTAACCTCTCATCATACATAGATCCTTGTGAAAGGAATCCACAATCTTGTACTAAACGGGGTGTGCGACACGGTGTCTTTGTTGTAACGCCAATAGCCGACCACACGCGCCCAATGTTGTCTGGGGTAAACCACCCTACAATCTCATCGGAACACGTATATGTATTATCATCGCCATTCAATGCAGCCTCCACATGGATCATAAAATCTGTGTATTTGGGCTGTATTCCTTGCTCACGACAAAGCATAATGTAAGCATAAGCAAACAAACGGAACAAGATCATTGTGTTATCTACAATAGTATTTGCTGAACCAGACGGATTACCCGTATGTTTTTGAATCAGCTCACCACTTTCCAACACGATCACACTATGTACGATAGAATCATACACTCGCACCAAACGCATCCAGTTTTCCTCAGTCTTATCTTCATTAGACAAGAGGCTCCACCGAATATCACGTTGCCCTATCATAGCTTTGGCGAACAAAGAGGAGTCATACTCCGCCTCGTCCAACTCAAAAGCATTATGGGCTTTGACACGAGAACGGGAGGGGAACGATCCATACGACAAACGCCGAATGTATCCATCCCACCCACCCGCAAACTTGGAAGTACCAACAAAAGACCATGTCTTATTGGCGCTTGCGTAAAAACGGTTATTGAAATCCAAACACAGACGGTTAGTAGCATAACTATGCTCTACCGGTGACGCTGTGAAGGTACGCACTGAATTACTCAGAATTTTCTCCATGGTTCGCATCTCAACTTTCTGAGAACACGTCCATATGGGAACAATCACCCCTTCAGGGCACGCGATATTCTTCCAATAATCTTCCAAGACGCTGGCAGCAGGTGAAGCGAGAAATTCTCGCTTCTTGTGATATTCAAGAGACCACGGATAACCACAACTGGTTCCCTTGTCCATATCTTGAATCACAATTTCGGGTTCTAGCACACGGCTCTTTCCCATCTTGCTACCAAAATGCATTTCTGTCCAGTCTCCAGCTAACTTCCAGGCTGACTCGTCCAACTTAGGTTGCAACTTATCATACTTGGCAATTGACTTGAGTCCAGCAGCAGGGTTACTAAAAATTACTCGGTACCCTGAGGGCTGCTTATACCCACGCTTCTCACAATATTCTGTAAATGAGCGATTCTCGATCTCCTTATCCTTATACACTACATGACGGCGAACACTACCAATATGGTCAATGTTCCCTTCACTCATGTGCATAGCGAAAGCTCGAGACGCCCCCTCTTTCTCCAAATTCTCAAACACTTGCTTCGAAAGGTACTTCTTGTACCATAATGACCAAGCATCTAAGTCCGGGAGGGGGACATCGGAAAAGAAGCTGGGGCACCAGCCATTCTCTGCATAATCTCCTTGGTAATGAAAACAAATTTGTTCCATTTATGCTCAAGGGATCGAGAATGCCAACCCAACAATCTTCCATCTGTATCCAAAACCATACTACCAGACCAACCTGGTGCGGAATCATACGTCGTTTGAGCCATATCTTTTTCCATGGCTCCCACAGTAGATGTGGACAAGCAAATCTCCCCTTTAATCTTACGTGCAATCATGACCTGCTGGCCTTCCTTGCACAAGACGGAGTGTTTAAACTTATCCTTCTCATCTTTACCGTACGTAAACTTTGTCATTGATTTTGGAAGAGGGAAGTGCATTGTGTCAAACGCCACAACCTTCCCCACCTTCCTTGCAATTGTCTCAACAATACCATCCTTGGTAATTGTGAGAACCGCATCATCAGCGGCATGTGCGAACAAATGTTCTGACACACACACACCGTTGCATTTAATTGTGCCTTGAGCTTCCTCAATTTGACCATCTTTACGGACGGTACTGACATCAACCATCGCATTTAACGCGGCCAAGGGCAACACAAAAGGATCACCAACACACTTGCCTTCGGTCCTGATCACCGGCGCAGCCTTTACGGGCTTGTCCGTTCCGACCAATTCAGTCTTGCATTTGTTGCAGGTCCTCTTGGGATCCACTGATGTGAAAGTCATCTTGCATTTACACGCAAAGTGATACTTTTTCAATGCCTTCTGATTGTGCTTCTCCAGCTTAGTCTGCTCACCTCGCGGGTTAGCATACTTAGCCTCCATAGCAACAATCTGAGCCTTCAATTTCACATTTTCCACAGCAGATTCATTCGCGACAATTTGAGTTTCGATGATTTTGCGCTTAGCGCTTTCAAAAAGGCCTTTTGCAGCAGCATCTGGTTCAAGAGCAGAAGAATTGGCGGACTTATCCATCCAATACTCCCAATCCTGTTGTTCATCCTCTGAGTCAGAACTTCCATAGATATCTTCATCCAAATCGAAACCCTGACCATTGTCGTCTTCATCACCACCAGAACTCTGATAATTCTTCTTCTTCTTGGTAGCACGACCAGGTGCGTTGAAGTTTGCTTCGGTTTTTACACCCGATTTCATCTTCCGCGTACCTTGTTGCACTTTCCACTCTTCGAAGGAAACTTTCTTCTTTGGATCCCGAGCCTTTTGTTCGGCAAGAGTAATAGAAACAGGTTTCATCTCAGATTCTTTCTGTTCCGGCAATGTTGCGTTCTGGACTCTCTCCAGAAGTGCGACTTTGCGAATCAAATCAGCATTTTGTGTTTCTACGTTTTTTAACATTGTCCAAATGTCATTAACATTGGACTCAACTTTCGTAGTGCTACACTTACATTCTAATGGGGTCGAAGCATTACACTTCGGACACCACCGAACAGGTGCGGCAATCACAGCCGACTCACAAACAACCGCACATCCCATAGCATCACGCTTTGGGGCTGCCTTGCTTTCAGCCACCACAAGGGCAACTGTCGGCTCAACAACAACCTCATTACGGCGTATTCGAATGACAGACACAACACCAATAACGAGAGCAATCACTGCAAGAGAGAAATAGTACGGATGTAACAACACCTGCAACTTAACCTCATCCCACAATGCATGCTCCTCTGGACCATCAAGAACTTGCTTGACAGCCAGAAACACGTGCTCCTTTTGATCTTTACCAGGAGGAAATGCAACAGGAACAGCGACACGAAGTCCTTGATCCTTATGCACAGAGGAAGCACCAACAGCGCCACGACGCGCTGCTTCTGCTCGCAACTTTTGTATGGATTCTTCCACACTTTCTTTGCTTTCCTCTACACGAGCAAACCCCATTTCAGCAGCAATTTCACTCTCGCCTTCACCAATATCTTGGCGCAAGAGATCAGCTCCCACAACGGGTTGATACCCCGCGGCTTCCGCCGCAACAGCATCGAGTTTTGCATCAGCTTCAACCGCAACAGAGGCCCACATGCCAGAAAATGATTTCCCACACAAAGGATTATCTGCCTCTCGGAAGAAGTAATTGTATAAACCCAAAGCGGTATGGCAATCCCGAATCCAACTTATCATTGTTTTCATTTGCCTGTACACAACCATAGCGAAGGCCATCTTGTGACCTGTAGCCAATATCGGTGCAACAACCGCAATGCACAGTACATCAAGGATTCCAAACGCCCGTTGCTCACCATCGGTGAGCTTAGACTCGGTTACTTCCTTGGCTGGCTTCTTAAACCAGCGAGTGTGGATGACACGGACAAGCTTCAACACAACCAGCATTGTCGCGGCGATAACTAGGGAATCCCTAACCACCTTGACACCTGTATTGGCCTTTCTCTTTGCCGCAACCACAACTCTTTCCTGCACATTGGCAGCTTCAACGCAAATCTTTCTTTGCATCTCAGCCACCACCCAGCGCGCAAGGAGAATCACTCCATAGCACACCACTCCCACAAGGCAACTAATCACCACCGCCAGAGAGACAAAATCAAATATTTGAGACATTGTCGGGCTTTCGAATGAACTGCTTATCAAACAGACACTCTTTCCTTCAATAATTCGTCGATTCGCGAGGACAGCGAAACCGATATATCAAACCCGTAAGTGTGTGAAC